GGTGATGATGTAGCTAAGTCTGAGCTAGATGAAGATGGTGGTATCTGGGAATTACAAGAAGATAGCACATGGAAAAATGTACAAGGAGAATTAGATGTATAGTTTGATAGAGATGCTGCGTTACATGCGGCCAGAAGCTTCTAAAGCACAGGCAGAGTTCTGTCTACGGTTCCTCGAACCTACCTTTGGGTTACCCGACATTCACGGTAACTATGTCCACATCATTGGTGACAAGCCACGGCTATGCTTTGCGTCACACCATGACACAGTACACAATCAGTCTGGTATGCAGAAGCTGGTGGTCATGAATGACGTAGTGTCTGTAGCTGACAGCAAGGCCTCCAACTGCCTTGGTGCTGACTGTACCACTGGTGTCTGGCTCATGCTCAACATGATTGAGGCAGGTATTGAGGGTGTCTATGTAGTCCATGCAGCAGAAGAAGTTGGTTGCAAGGGTAGCCGTGCATTGGTAGCTGACAACCCACCTTGGCTGAGTCATCTTGACGCAGTGATATCATTCGACAGGTACGGTGACAACTCTGTGATCACACACCAGATGGGTATGCGTACTGCCTCTGACGAGTTCGCCAAGTCCTTTGCCGATGCTGTGGGGTTACCACAACTAGAAGCTGATACGGGTGGCTCATACACAGACAGCAACGAGTACTCAGGTATAGTATCTGAGTGTACCAACATCAGTGTTGGTTACTACGGGCAGCATGGTGTCAACGAGACGCAAGACCTTGAATTTGCAGAGTCATTGTCCATTGCCTTGGTATCAGCTGACTGGTCTAAGTTGGTGTTTGCTCGTGACCCTGCGGTTTTTGAGGATAGCTATGGACTCTACTCATACGGTAGTGGACATACCACTACTGATAAGGAGAATGTCCATGACTTGACTGCCCTAGTACGAGACTATCCCAGTGCTGTTGCTGAGTTGCTTGATCAGTATGGCTTCAATGCATACTCGTTGATGGAAGAGTGTCAGATAGACGATATGTCGCAGTATTACAGTTACTATGACGACTATGCTACTAGGTTAGGTAAAAAATATTTGGGGTGACCCCTTGACACACTGAAAAACATCTGTATTTTAAGTATACTTAAAGTAACTTAAAGTTATCTATTAATTATTATTAATAGTAATAATAAATACTTTAAGTATAACTATAGGTTCGCCACCCTTAGCTCAACTGGATAGAGCAACTGCCTTCTAAGCAGTAGGTTGCAGGTTCGAGTCCTGCAGGGTGGGCCAACTTATGGAGAGTAACATGGATGATCCTCACGATGATTGCACACACTGGTTAGGGAAGATATGAGATTTAAGAGGGCAGTAGACGAATACCTAAATACAAGGCAGTTTGCATCACTGGCAGCATCTTCACAAAAAGGTTACGAGTCTGCCCTACTGTCTTTCTGTCGTATGTCTATAGGTGGCAGAACCTTGGGCAATATTCCGATCAAAAACATTAACGTACCACTTTGCACTGAGATTTATGACACTTGGGAGTTGGGAGTATCCACTGCCAACGCCAATCACTGTGCACGGATATTCTCTGTCTTGATGAACTACCTAATTACGATGGAGAAACTTACGGTCAACCCTATGTCACGAGTACGCAAACGTACAAGTGAGCCACGTTCAGTTATCTGGACACACGATCAGGTACTATCATTCCTCGACACATCATTCACCAAGTTCGATTGGAGAAACATCGGGCTTATAGTCTTGATGTGTTATGAATGGGCACAACGCCCCATAGATATCCGAAACCTTACTTGGGAACAGCTAGACCTAGACGAGGGGGTAGTGACCATTACTCAAACCAAACGGGGGGCTACAGTAGAACTGCCAATTCCTGACAATCTAATTACTATGCTCAAGCAGCAGAAAGAAGACTGGGACTTCCAACCATACGTAGTACCGCAGCACAGGCCACAGGACAATGCCTACAGGCCTCTAACGATCTCTCAGATGACTTCCTTGCTTACGGAGGTTAAGGCGATTGCTGGGCTTCCTGACGAACTCAGAGTTGGTGACCTCAGAAAGACTGCCATTGTGCAGATGATCGAAAGTGGTGTAGACCACCTTGCAATTCAATCTGTATCCGGTCATAAGCATGTACAGAGTCTAAATCCGTACAACAAGTTTAGTTTAAAAACCGCAAAGTCTGCATTAGATAGGAGACAAAGAATATGATATACCTTTTAATATGGTTCGTTGTTATACCAGAGCAGGGGGTTAGGTACTACCACCTGGGTACTTACGAGAACGAGACCTTCTGTAATACAGCACTCAGAGATGCAGTAGTCATGGTCAATGGTAAGGATGAAACAGTGGAATGCATTGGAGTAAAAGTAGATGATTGAAGTGACATACATAGACCACATGGGGTCAGACCTATCCGTGGTCAACTCTGCAAGAGTTAGCTTTGGTAAGAAGAGCAAGTCCCTTGGTGAGGTGGGCATAGGCGATGAACCCATTATGGTTCCCGTACTGCATGACACTGATGTAAGGCTGATCAGGTATCTAGCCAAGCACAAGCACAAGTCTCCATTCAACCACGCCTTTGCTACCTTCCACGTCAAGGCACCTATCTTTGTAGCACGTCAGTTAGTCAAGCATGAGTACATGCCTTGGAATGAGATCAGCCGTAGGTATGTGGATAATGAGCCTGAGTTTTTCCACCCGACAGAGTGGCGAGGGCGTAGTGATGATAAGAAGCAAGGTAGTGAGGGTGTCATTGAAAGTTTACGCCCTACCTACAGTAAGACCCTGATTAAGATAGCAATGGATAACTATAAGCACTTACTGTCAGAAGGTGTATGTCCAGAGCAAGCCCGTATGGTGTTGCCACAGTCTATGATGACTGAGTGGTACTGGTCAGGTTCCCTGTTTGCCTTTGCTAAGATGTGTGGCCTACGTCTCAAGGATGACACTCAGTATGAGACACGGCTAGTGGCTCAAGAAATTGAAGACTATATGATGGACATTTACCCCAACTCTTGGGAAGCATTGAGGATGTATGATGACTAAACTGTATGACTTAGAGCCAATGATAATGGACTGCTGGCATGTATGCGATGACCTACAGGTAGTGTTCAGGCAGATAGGTGACGGTGAACGTGAGCCTACTCACGATGAAATGATGAACACCTTGATGGGTATGCAACAGCTGTACCAGTGGAAGTTTGAGCAGTTGTTCTTCAAGTATGAACAAGTGTTGAAGGGACAGAGGGAGTAAATGTTTACTGTAGAACTAGAATATGATTACGCCCTTGTCAGAACACTTGATGAGAAGGATAGGTACGAAGATGTTGAAGTTGTAATAGGGGATGATGGTGAAGTTTTTATACTACAATACGATGAAACCCGTAACAAAAATTCTGTTGTAACTATGTCTTTACAACAGCTCTTAGATCTGTATGCTGCAATGGATAGCCCAGAAGGGTTATTTGGACTGGAGGTTAGACGTGGCAAATAATGACAACCCACACTTAGCTTGTCCGTATCAAGACTGCGGATCGAGTGATGCATTTAACTGGAATGATGATGGCTTCGGCCACTGCCATTCTTGTTCTAGGGCTTACCCCATGAAAGACATGCCAGATGTCTTTGACTGGGTTAAGTCAGAGTATCCATTGAAGGAGAGGAGAAACCCTATGGATATACCTATTGTGTCTCAGACACATGAGGGCATACGAGGCTTAGATGCTGACGTGTCCGAACTATATGGCATTGCCATACAGCAAGGCGAGGACGGGCGACCTGTCCGTTATGCCTATAAGTACCCACACACAGTCAAGTACAGGTTAGTCGATGACAAGTCTAAGACCTGGACAAAGGATCGGGGCTTGGGTATGAACCACCTGTTTGGCCCTGAGTTCAATGCAGGAACAAGCCAACGAATCTATCTCACTGAAGGTGAGTTTGATGCGGCCTCTCTGTACCAGATACTTGGTAAGACTTTTCCTGTTAAGTCTTTGCCCAGTGCAAGCATTGGCGAAAAGTTTATAGCCCACAACCATCTCTATCTGTCGTCATTCAAAGAGATTATCTACGCAGGCGAACTCGATCCTGCAGGACGTAGGGCAGCAGATAAGTTGTATCAGGCATTCCCTGATAAGTTTTTCTACGTACCTATGTCTAAGCACAAAGATGCCAATGACTTCCTACAGGCTGGTGATGGTAAGGACTTAATGTGGGCAGCAAAGAAGCCCATGCGGTACAGCCCAGAGAACTTCTTCTGTTCTAGTGAAGATTTTTCTAGTGCTTTGCGTACAGAGAATCCTTACGAGTATGTACCCACTGGTCACTCAGGTCTCGATGAAAAGATCCGTGGCATGGTCAAGGGTGGGCTGACGTTTATCAAAGCCCCCCGTGGTACAGGTAAGACTGAGGTGATTCGTTACTTTGAGACTGGCCTATTGCAGAATGAAGGCGTGAAGGTTGCCCTCTTGCACATGGAGGAAATGAAATCCACCACACTTCGTGCTATGGCCACTTATGAGCTAGGTGCTAACGTCCGTACCAAAGAGGATGCGGAACGTAATGGATTCAGTCTTGACCAAGTTGAAGCTGCAGCAAATAAGATTGCTGACTCTGATAACAACAGAACAATCATCTTTGAGATGCAGTCTCACGACAACCCACTTACATTGTTAGACTACACTCGCATGGCTGTAACATCCTTTGGGGCTGACTTTGTTTTTGTGGATCACGTTCAACGTCTGGCTTACTTGTCTAGCTCTGGTGTTGATGGTGCTACAAGCACACTGACGACACTTGGTTCACGTATGGCCCAGCTTGCTAAGGAGTTAAACATCGGTGTGGTGTTTATCTCACAGGTCAATGATGATGGACGTACAAAGTATGCTGCATCCCTTGAGGAAGAGGCTATCATCTGTGTCAAGATTGAACGTGATACCGAGTCTGAGGATGAGATAATCCAGAACACTACTGAATTTATCATTGACAAGAACCGTCCGTTTGCTAAGTTGGGCAAAGCTGGCTCAGTCTACTATGATCCAGAGACAACGATCCTCACTGAGGATGCACCGTACCATAGGAGTGAGATAGCAGCATGATTGTATTTGATGTAGAAGCTGACGGACTACTTGATCAGGCTACAAAGATACACTGCCTATCCTACACCCATGATGGTAAAACTTATCGTAGTTTGTCTGACTACTCTGATATGCGTAACCTATTACTCAGCCAGCCTGGGTTGATTGGTCACAACATTATCAGGTATGATGTACCACTTGTAGAAAAGATCTTGGGCATCAAGGTGACAGCACGTCTCTTTGACACACTGCCAATGTCTTGGGTGTTAAACTGTGATCGGTCAAAACATGGCCTTGATTCTTTTGGTGAGGATTTCGGCATACCTAAACCTAAGATTGATGATTGGAAAAACTTAAGCTTAGAGGAGTATATACACAGATGTACAGAGGATGTAAAAATCAATTGGTGCTTGTGGCAAAATCTTCTAAAAAGATTTATGTTCATCTACAAAGACAAGTCAAATCTGGATCGGTTCTTTCGTTACCTTCAGTTCAAGATGAACTGTGCAGCCACCGCCGAGAAGATTGGGTGGAAGTTAGACACTGATCTTGCACAAAAATGTGTGGATGACATCACTAGGCAGAAGTCTGAGAAAGAGGCAGAGCTAATTGTGGTTATGCCTAAACGCAGAGTCACTACCAAGAAAACCAAGCCAAAGAATTGTTTTCGCAAGGATGGTACACCATCGGCTCACGGTCAACGTTGGTTTGAACTGCTTAAAATACAAGGCCTACCACCGCACTACAATGGTGAGGTGGAAATAACTAAAGGTTGGAATGAACCCAACCCAAACTCCACAGATCAAGTCAAGGATTGGCTCTACTCAATGGGTTGGGAGCCATGCACATTTAAATACGATAGGAATAAGGAGACTGGTAAAGAGAGAAAAATTCCACAAGTCCGTAGGGATGGTGAGCTAACTGACTCAGTACGATTGATTGCAGAGAAGAATCCTGCTGTAAAAGTTCTTGAGGGTCTGACTGTTCTGCAGCACAGACTAAAGATCTTTGAAGCATTTCTTGAATGCCAACAGAATGGCTATGTCAGAGCTGAGATAGATGGTCTTACCAACACCTTACGTTTTAAGCATAAGAAACCATTGGTCAACCTTCCTGGGGTAGACAGGCCGTGGGGCAAAGAAGTACGTGGTTGCTTGATTGCTCCAGAGGGTTACGTCCTCTGCGGCGCCGACATGACATCCCTTGAAGACACTACCAAGAGGCACTACATGCACCCTTACGATCCTGACTATGTGCACGAGATGTCTCAGAAAGGTTTTGATCCACACCTCGACTTGGCTAAACATGCGGGTGCTATCAAACAGTCTGACATTGATGCTTACAACCAAGGTCAACGTCCAGAGCTGAAAGCACTGCGTAAAAACTACAAGGTAGTTAACTATTCTGCTACTTATGGAGTTGGTGCAGCTAAGTTATCTCGTACTACTGGTATGGCTATTCCTCATGCACAGTCTATCCTAGATGCGTATTGGGAACGTAACTGGTCAGTCAAAGCATTTGCTGAGGCTCAGAAGATCAGGCAGATCAATGGTGAGATGTGGGTACAAAATCCTGTCAGTGGTTTCTGGCATTCACTTCGTTACGAGAAAGACGTGTTCTCTACCCTTAATCAATCTACTGGAGCCTACTGCTTTGATAAGTGGGTTGCCTACTACAGATCACGCAGACCAAACATCATAGGTCAGTTTCACGACGAATCAATCAACCTTGTAAAAGAAGGAGAGCAAAATGAGCACACAGATACTTTAATCTGGGCTATTGAAAAACTTAACCAAGAACTTAAATTAAATGTTGACTTAGGTATTGACGTACAATATGGTCAAAAGTATAGTGAAGTACACTGAAAACAATGGAGGGCCAAATGGCTACACGTAAAGTAAAATTATCTGGTATTGCTGAATGGGCAAAAGTGTTCACACAAAATCGTGACATGGAAGGTTTCGATGGGGTGTATAAGGATCATGATGGTGCCTGTACAATTGATGTCATCATGGATGAAGATAGTCTAGCCGCACTTAAGGCTTCCCGTTCTATGAAGAAAGGATCACCCGATCCTCAAGGACGTGGTACTAAGGTTAAGTTTGTACGTAAGTATGATACAGGGAGGGATTGGGATAGTGGTGCGCCTATTGTTACTTGGGCTGATGGCAGCTCTTACGACCTTGATTCCGATGGCCCTATTGGTAATGGATCTACAGTAGAGGTAGAGTTATCCGTTTATGATACGAGCCGACCTAACATTGTGGGTACAAGGCTTGATAAAGTTACCGTAGTTGATAAGGTAGACTACGTCCGAGATACTGCAGGGGAAACTACTTCGCCACCCACTGCAGCTAAACAAGAAGGCGAAGTGTTGTTTTAACCTCCTCCAAAAACAACTAGTGGCCCCCTTCGGGGGGCTACAACTTAAGGATATAATATGAAAAAGATTGATACACTAGTAGAAGACATCGAGTCCGTGATCTATGGACTGGGTGGTTGGAACGGTACGATAGGTTCTATTTTAGGAAACAATATCGCCACGTCAGCCAACAAAAGATTTAGCAAGCCACAAGAGCCTCGTGGGTATCTATCTCTTTCGTCCATAGGCACACCGTGCAAACGTAAGCTGTGGTACAAGGTAAATAAACCAGGTATCGGGGAGCCACTATCAGCTAATCTACTTCTTCGTTTCTTTTACGGAGACATGATTGAAGAGCTTATACTGGCAATGGTTACAGCCTCTGGTCACAGCATGGAAGGGTCTCAAGACAGACTTAACGTTCATGGTATTCGTGGTCATCGTGATGCGGTGATTGATGGTATGACTGTTGATGTTAAGTCCTGTAGCCCTTTTGCTTTTAAGAAGTTTAAAGACGGATCACTCCGTGATAACGATGCATTTGGTTACATTAGCCAACTTAGTTCTTATGTCTATGCAGGTAAGGATGACCCACTAGTTACAAACAAAACACACGGGGCTTTCCTTGCTGTTGATAAGGTTAGTGGTGAGATCTGCCTAGACGTACATGACTTTACTGAAGACCTGAAGACCAAAGAACAAGAGATGCTTGCAGCTAAAGATCTGGTTGCAGGTGACCTACCTACAGATCGTATTCAACCCGTACCTGCAAGCAAGGCCAGCCCCAACACTAAGTTGGACAAGTCCTGTCAATTCTGTGAATACAAAAAGATCTGTTGGCCTAATCTACGTATGTTCAAATACTCCTACGGCATTGAGTATTTGGTGCACGTAGAAAAAGAACCCAAGGTTGATGAGGTGTTCGATGACACGAGCAGCTAAGGCTAAGGGTAGAACTGGGCAGAACGAAATCAGGGATATGATACTAGAAAACTTTCCTGACCTAGAACCTGATGACGTTAAGTCTACTACTATGGGGGACACTGGAGAAGACATCCAGCTGTCTCCCGCAGCTAGGAAAAAGATTCCAATTACTATCGAAGTAAAACGTAGGAAGTCTGGAATGAAGATGGCCTACGATTACATTGAGCAAGCCAGGAAGCATGGTAAAGGTGAACCAGTTGTGTTCTTTCGGGCAGACAGAAAAGAATGGATTACAATGGTCAGCCTTGATCACTACATGGAGTTGTTAAAGAAATGGAAGTAAAAATATGGTCAGTTACCGAAGGTCCAATGGGTATTGAAGAGGTCGATGATGAGGATCTTGAGTATGCTCCAGAGGGTTCTAAGTATTTTATGGTATGCAAAACAGAAATCGACGGGGAGATTCATGAGGATAATTTTTGGTTTGAGGACTTCGACGATGCTTACGAATGGAAGAAGCATTTTACGAAGAGCATAGACCCAATTATTATTGACATGCCTAGTCGTCCTGAGTATAACTAGGGGTTCTTGCTCATGAGATTCGAGCTAAATATAATAATAAAAGTGGATCCAGAGGCAAACTTTCTGGAGACATTTGGGGATAACACTGACGTGGTGTTAGAGTTAGTACAGGCAAGTTTGTACGATATTGATGACATAATTGTGGAAGAATGTGAGGTTAAACATGATAAGTCAAGATGATATAGATGCATTTAAACGTTTTAATGATACAGATTATTTGATGAATGAGTATCAGTCTATGGCTGCATCCACTGCTATTTATAAGCAGGAACATGCAGTGATCTACCCCGCACTTGGCCTAGCTGCAGAGGCAGGTGAGGTAGCTAATAAAGTTAAGAAGATCATGAGGGACGGGACATTTGACCGTAAAGCTATTGCAGATGAGATCGGGGATTGTCTATGGTATATTGCCGCCCTATGCCGTGATCTAAATGTAGATCTCAGCATGATTGCAAATGAGAACTTAGAAAAGCTATACAGCAGAAAACAACGTGGAAAATTATCAGGATCGGGGGATAATAGATGAGCATTCCAAATATAGAAATGGAGTATGGACCAACTCTTCCAATTTCAGAAGAGATTCATGCGATGAAATATCGAAGTAAAGGTGAGACTTTTAAAGAGGCTATGACTCGTGTAGCTGAGGCATTAAAAGACAACGAAGCACACTTCCAGAACTTCCGTGCTATTTTATATAACCAACGATTCTTACCTGCAGGTCGGGTACAGTCAGCTATGGGTGCACCAAGACGTGTAACACCTTACAACTGTTTTGTGTCTGCTACAATTGACGACAGCATGGATGGTATCATGGAAGCTGCAAGACGTGCAGCAGAGACTATGAGACTGGGGGGTGGCATTGGTTATGACTTCTCTACCCTACGTCCACGGGGTACATTGATTAAGTCTCTGGACTCTAAGTCCTCTGGTCCTCTTTCTTTCATGGGCATCTTCGATGCTGTCTGCCGTACCATCGCATCAGCAGGTCACAGACGTGGAGCACAAATGGGTGTACTACGTGTAGACCACCCAGACATTGAGGAGTTTATTAGAGCAAAGAATAACAGTGACACACTGACACAGTTTAATATTTCTGTAGGTGTTACTAACGAGTTCATGCAAGCTGTAAAGGACGATAAGGATTTCAACTTGAAGTTCAAAGGACGTGTCCACAAAACTGTAAGTGCTCGTGCTCTTTGGGATGATATTCTACGTTCTACATGGGATTGGGCAGAGCCAGGTATCTTGTTCATCGACCGTATTAATAGGAAGAATAATCTCTGGTACGTGGAAAAAATTGCTGCAACCAACCCATGTGGTGAGCAACCACTACCACCTAACGGTGCATGTCTACTTGGTTCATTTAACTTAGCTAAGTATGTCCTTGAGCATGATGGAAAGTATGTCTTTAATATAAATCAACTGCGTAATGATATTCCACACGTTGTTCGTGCTATGGACAATGTAGTTGATCGTGCAACATACCCCCTGAAGGAGCAAGAAGAGGAAGCTAAAAGTAAAAGACGGATGGGCCTCGGTGTCACTGGTGTAGCAAATGCTATCGAAGCATTGGGATTTGACTACGGTAGTGATAGGTTTCTACAGACCCTTGAAGAAATCATGGGGGTAATTAGAAATGTTGCGTATCGTACATCTGTGGAATTGGCTCTTGAAAAAGGTACCTTCCCCCTCTACAATGATCGGTATCTTGAATCTGATTTTGCTAAAACTCTTCCTGCTGATATCCGCAATCTTATTGGGAGTCATGGTATACGTAACAGTCATCTTCTATCAGTTGCTCCAACAGGAACGATCAGCCTGTCAGCCGACAATGTCTCTTCAGGAATTGAACCAGTCTTCTCCCATTACTACGACCGTACTATTCAAACCTTCGACGGTCCAAGAACAGAACGAGTAGAGGATTATGGCTACCGTGTGTTCGGTGTTAAAGGTAAAACTGCTGACGAGTTATCTGTGTTTGATCACGTTAAAGTATTAAATGTTGCTTCTCGTTTTGTAGACTCAGCTTGTTCTAAGACTTGTAATGTTGGTGCTGATATAACGTGGGAAGATTTTAAGAAAGTCTACATGGATGCCTATGACGGAGGTGCCTCTGGCTGTACAACATTCCGTGCAGCAGGTAAACGATACGGCATTCTTAATGCTTCTGCATCAGAGGATGTCGTAGAGGAAGCTCCAGTAGAAGAGACACAAGACTTTGTAGATGAAGGCGGGGCTTGTTACTTCGATCCAACTACAGGCTTACGCCAGTGTGAGTAACTCTCGTAGACGGAAGTTGGGTCAAGTCCCATCACCCTGCGTAAAGACTTGTCAAATAGGTAAAGACAATCTTTGCGTGGGGTGTAAAAGAACTCTTGACGAGATACGTGATTGGCGTATTATGTCTGAGTACGAACAGAGTAAGTTGTTGTACGAGTTAAAATGGAGAAAGGAGCAGGGTACATGAAAAGAACTAACAGACCCTTTAGTAAATCTTTGTATGAGGCATACGATCAAAAGGCTAAGGAAAAGCTGGTAGACTACCTCCAAGGCAAAGGTCATTTGATTATGAATGACAAAGAAGACTACAATGTTGATGTTGTCTCTAAGAAGAATGACTTTATGTACTTCAATGAAGCTGAAGTTAAGGTAGCTTGGGACGGTGATTGGCCTACACACTGGCATGAGATTCGTATTCCTGCACGTAAACGTAGGCTAGTTGAAAAATATAAAGACGAAAATGGAGTTCTTAACTTCTATGTCTTTAACAAAGACTTGACTAAGGCTTGGCGTATTAAAGATACTTTGATGACCGATGAGACAATCAAAGAAGCTAAAGGTAGAAACATTTGGCGTGGTGAAACTTTCTTTCACATCCCTTACACAAAAGCAGAACTGGTAGAACTATGAATGACAATGTAAATAACCCCCAACACTATGGTCAGGGGTCTATTGAGTGCATTGACTATATCAAAGATTTTCTCAGTGACGATGAACTTACAGGTTACTTTCGGGGTAACATTGCTAAGTATCTGCACCGATGGCGTTACAAGAACGGTATAGAAGATTTAAAGAAAGCTCGTTGGTATCTTGAAGCACTTATCCAACATCAATCAAAAAAATAGGGGGGCACTTGGCCCCCCTTAACTTATTGAACTACTTTGTTCCAGTCGTCGTAGGTATCAACAAGATTTTTAATCTTCATAAGTTGTTGATAACCATCCTCCATCTCTAGTATCTTCTCCATCTTTTGATCATAGGTATCAGTGCTTCCAAATTCAAATGGTAGAAGGTCTAATACTTTTTCCACTACTTTTTTCTTACTGCTAAGTTTCCTTACAACATCCATTGTTTGAGGTACTTGGCCACCATTCTCCATCTGATTGACTACCATAGCCTTGGCACCCTCTCTAACCTCATTCAGTACAAGTTCCTTTTGATCTTGTCTCATCTTGAAGTAATTAGGATACTTAGCCATAGCCAATTCAGACTGGGTCTGTAGTGCAGGGGCTAACATCCCGTCCATATAGTTCTTTACTTTCGCAGGACCAGTCCAACGAACCTGGGTAAAGATATTAGCACCAGCTGAGTTAAACATAGCCTCAACTAGGTTAGGATTCTTGGAAGATCTAACCATCAGTTGCTTACCAACATCTACATCCTTACCAGAAGCAAAGCCTCTTGTAGGTGTAGCTCTTCTCTCCATACCCTCTGCTTGTCCGGTAAGTTGATTAAGATAACGACCTGCATCATTAAAGAATCTATTACCTTGACGAAGGTCGGGGTTCATCTCTTTACCCTCAAGCAATCCATAAGCAGTGTTCACTGGATCAAGATGGCGAGTAAATCCAGATACTACTTTTGAACCCGATGCAACAAGCATGCTGTAGGCAAGAGGGCCATATTCGCCATCCTTAGCCATTTGCCAAGATCTTCCCATAGAAGCTCCGAGATCATCAAGATCTCTCAGTGCTTGCCCTGGACCTACCTGGACTGTGAGATCAACCCAAAGATCGTCAGGAATACCTGACATAAATCTTTTACGGAACTCAGAGTCAGTCAACATACGTTGAGCTGCCTTGGACATGTCCATCTCACCAGTCTCAATCATACCATGAGCAATGGCCTGGCTACTAGCTCTTATCAGAGATATAGGCCATTCAAACTCACGGTTTCTTACAGTGCCATCACCCTGCCTATCTTGCTTCCAACTCAGGCCACTTTCTATTCTTTCGACAGCACTATCACCAGTTTCAGTTTCAAATCCTACTTGACCGCCAACACCGTAGCTAACTGCACCCCAACCTACAACCATTTTAGAAAATAGTTCTACACCATCATCAGTTACAGGATCAATCTGTTTACCGATAGTTTTAGCTGTAACATATCTTAAGTAGTTTACCCCACTAAGATCTCCAGCAGTTGCTACAGTAGTGTTCAAAAAGCTACCAAACGGTACAATATAACCTCCTGCAGTACGGTTGGTAACTGTTTCGATAAACCTTGCAGACTTTCTCATAAAGTTTGTAGCAGGTAAGGTAGACCAGTTTACAGAGGCTGTCTCTCTCATAGTACGATAAGCAGCTTGCTCCATGATCTCACGGAACTCTGGTTTAGCCATAGTAAATTCTACATCGGGATTAGAAAAGAACTCCTCTGGAGTTATCCCATACTTCTTCATAATACCCTGGTTAAGATTTGTACCGAAAGCAAAACGTTTAGTAAGGTTATCTTGAAGTCTGGCTAGTGTTAAGGTTTGTACACCCTTGGTGTAAGCATCAGCTGCTGCCCATACCTTATTACTTTTGTCGATATTAAACATGGCTAAAGAGTCATTGACACCACCATCACCTGCAATATCTCTAAATAACTTCTCTGCAATTTTAGGGTTCATTGCAAGAACAGCATCAGCATATTCAATAGGAATATCTGGGGATAATCCGTCAGCAACTCTGCGGAATGATCCACCCCACTCTCCGTAGGCTCTGTTGTAAAAATTTACTGCAGCTTCTTCATTGCCAAGACCCTTTGCAATAGCACCACGAGATAAGTCTATAGCACCAGCAACAAAGTCTGCAGCAGTGTTAAGAGATACAAGTGTTTTAAAGCCCTGAAGGTTGGCACCAGTAGTAGATAGGTGAGAGGTAATCAGTCGTTTATACAAAGACAGTGCAGCTTGATTGTGTTGTGGACCTTCCGAAGGTTGTATCCTCTTGTATAACTCAAGCATACCTTTATTATTAACACCTGCCTTTTGCAATCTAGACAGCTCAGATGCAATCCACAAGTTTTCACCCGCCAAGCTAGTGCTGTTTTTCATTACAGCTTCCATCATAGCAGGGGAGACTTTACCTTTTTCTGTACGTACACCATCAAGTACGTAACCAGTTTCTTCTTCCCAGGTTTTAACCATCTTATCAAGTTTAGACGGATTAATAAAACGTATAGTCCTTGCAAAGGCACCAGTTGTCTTGTACTTCTTTATGATCTCTGGATGCATTACAAATCCAGCATCATTCAGAGCTTCAAAATAACCTTTAACTCCATTTTCTGGATCACCAAACCAAAAGAATTTAGAGAATGCATTAGTGGCTGCAAGGTCTCTTCTCTTTTCACCCCTAGAAGCAATTAACCTATCAGCTTCATCTTTAGCTTGTTCCCAAGGTAAGAAGTTAATCTTACCTCTAGCAGATAACGTACCAAACTGTTCATCAAGAGATTGAAACAAACCGTTCTTGTCCAGTGCTTGACCAAGCTTTTTCCAAGCTTCATCCGGACCATGGTTCTTGATCATCTTGTCGATGTTCTGGTACGAAAGAATAGTGTTCTTTGCAAAGGGAGACTTTCTAGCTTCTTTAAATAGTGCTGATCCACCTGCAACTACGGGAAAGAGCATAGATCCTGCAGCAGTAAGAGCACCTTCAGCCTTGCTGTACTCGTCCTGTGCACCTACTTCAATCAGTTGCATCTGTCTGCCAAAGTCTTGTCCAAGTGCAAATGCACCGTCTACCGTAGCCATTGGCATAGCCTTTGCCATAGCATTACTTATAGCAATAGTTGCAGCTTTCTTTGTAGCACCTTTTTCAATAGCATTTGTATAAGCTGCAGTCAGCATTTTTTGAAGTGCAGCACCTGAAGCCTTTGTACCCCCTGCAGTTAAAACTTTACCTATGCCAAACGACAAGATAGTTACAGGATCCCATACCGCAGCTGAGGTGTAGTCTACGATACCATCGAACATCTCTCCCCA